TACGATGCAAACTATTCGGTCACAAGTGGTCGTACAGCCAAGCGCACGGAGATCCAGAAGTATTCTGCAAGTGTAAGAGATGTGACGCTGAGGAATGGCGTCACGTTTGACTATCACAGTAATTCGGAGTGATTCAAATGACACAAGACAATACTGAACACATCGGAGATAACGGAACAAAAGTCTCGAACACCTACGGTGGCGTTTATCGTCTCGAGAGGGAGGGGCAAGGACAATTCAAACTCACCGCAGAGGAGATCATCGAACTGTACCACTACATCACGACGGATACGTAACGGTACTACCAGTTGAGATAACGAGAACAATTTCAAATCACAGACCTATGAACGAAAAAGAAACAGAATGCTATTCGTTAGTAAAGGTAGTTAATGAACGAGGAACAACACAGTACCATCGAGTGAATCATGAACGTGGTCTTGATATAGACCAAATACGAGGGCTGGCGAACAAGGAGATCAATCAATACTGGAGTCCTCTGAAGGTGAAAGAGACGTACAGTTGGGATTCTGAGATGGAGTGCTACGTATGAGCCAGACGCAATCAACTCTTGGGGATAACAGCATTGAGCCGTGGAAGGATGAGAACACACTCCGAGGCCTCTACCACGGCGATGATCTCAACCAGACGGAGATGGCTGAATACTTCTCCGAGAACGGCCACGACGTAACTCCATCGACAATCTCCTACTGGATGGGGAAGCTCGAGATCGAGACGACTCACTCCAACCACGGAGAAGATCGGAACGAGGAAGTCGAATACCACGACGAACCGTGTCAGACATGCGGTGAAGATATGCCTGCGAATAACCTGATCTGCGACGACTGCCTCGATGACGCGAGGGAGGGAGATCGATAATGAAGACTCAAAACGAAATCCGAGATCGGCTATGGGAATTGGATGGTAGTTACATCCCTCGAGAAGCTGGCGGTCGAACTCCGTTGGCTGAAATCAAGTCCCTTCTATGGGTCATTGATGAGGATGGAGAGTACACGATTGACGACGATGATGTGTACGTTGACCTATTCACCAATGACGATGAAGTAATAAAATACGGCTGTACTGACTGTGGGAAATCGTTTGATGGAGTAGCAGAGTTCCAAAAACACCTCCCTGAAGATCACAATTGGGACGCTCGTGAGGATCGACCCTCGATTCGGAAAGGTCGGTTCAAGGTGGACAGTGAGTAACTACCCACCTGGAGTCCACGCCGGGACACCAAACGCACCGTGGAATGATAAAGCGCCAGAGACGTGCGATGAGTGTGGTGGTGTTTATGCTTATGATGGACACCGCCGCCTCGAGTTCGATGATACTGGCATTCAGCTATGCCACGCTTGCGATGCACACTGGGAAGATGAAGAACGAGACTTCTGTCCCGAGTGTGGTGACGAGGACGTGGCAGGTCTTCCATGTCCGAATGACGGAATGACGATGGCTGACTACGAAGAAGCTCGAGAATCAGCGGCAGCTGAAGCGGAGTACGAACGACAGCGAGAGAAGCAGATGTTCAATCAACATGAGTGAATCAAAATTCGCGTTCGGTCGAAACGAAGTTGGATCGTGTGTTTGTCCTGCGATGGCTGCTGGATTCGAACCTGGTGATGGAGATGGAAGCCTCTACGTCGCTGAAGAATATGACAAGGAAGTTCGAAATATCGCAGATGAATCCTATCGAGGAATCGTTGATGAAGCAACTGCAAAGAAAGCGTGGTTGAACACAGTTGAATACTTCAAACGGACTGATATGGAGGAAGCAGAGATCGGTCGAGAAATAGCAGAAGAACTTGGGTGGGCGTAGACGATCGACCCATTGAGGGCAGTTGGTTTGTATGGAATAACGTATTGTAAACAGCGGGGCGGGTGAAATCCCCGAATTGCACACCCAAAATGAATGAGAGATATGGGCGTCGAGAAGTGAATCGAATTACAAATGAACTTGAGTTTTCCTCCCCCTCAATGTGCCAGAACGCAATTGAGTTCGTCCTTTGGATTCGAGGAAAACTCGTTTCGTTAGAAATGATATGCCAACACACACGTCAGTTACAGCAGTAGGATCAAGCACAGAATTAGAACGTTCAAAGCGCCAGATCGTGATTGTGCAGAAATTAGTCTCAAGAATCGTTAACGGTTCACCCACCACTTCAACATCTGATAGGTGAACTTCTCAGCGTCGTCTCGAGTTGACCGGAAGAAGAAATCAACGTTCTTGTAGTTCGGCCATTTGTCGACGGTTCCAATGATAGCGTTGGGATGAACATCGGAGTAGTATTGGCCTTTTTTGAATACAGCGAACGGCGCTTCAACTACGACCGGCATTGGAGCTTCCCAATCATCAGCGCGAGCTATTTCATCTTCGAACCGATCCCGAGCGGGTTTGATTAGAGATGAAACTAAGTCGCCCTTCGCCTTCCGTTCAACCGCGAAGGGGGTGTGGTAGGTTTGGTTGTTCCCATAGTACCCCGCTTCTTCAACGGCGTAGTCGCCGGTCGTGAGAGTGATCTCTTTCACGTCGACGGGATAATCCTCGAAGTAATACCCGTAGCCCTCCTGCTCTCGAGTATCACGGAGGATGGTGAACTCGCTCATTCTACCCTCCGGTTGTTCACGACACCAATCACACTATGCAACTGCTTGGTTGTGAACTCGAGGCGATCGGCGAGATCAACGAATAGATCATCGGGGTTGTTCATTTGAGGATGGAATCTACTTCCGTCTCGAACATCGTCGTTAGCGACAACAGCGCAGACTCCAAACGCGATCAACTTCGCTGGCTTTCCAAGTTCACCGAGCTGGAGATTATCGAAAACACGCCGCGCTTTCGACTTCTGATAGTCGCTCAATTCAAGCTCACCTGAGATAGAATCGAGAACAGCGAGGTTGTCTCGTCGATGAGTCACTTCCTTGTTCTCCTCCCATCGGTTCTTCCAGGTGTTTCGATTATACAACCGAAGTCGGCTGTAGTTCACTGGCGTCGATCCCGTAACTTCGTCAGGATCGAAGTAGGTCGCATTGTCAGTATCAGGAGTTAGTACGTCAGATGGTTCTGTTTCTTCGATAGAGTCGTCCATTATATATCATCTTAGTTATAGTAGAACAAGTAATAGTAATATATACTAATACACTGTTTTAGTACATTGAGTCGCTGTATCACTTATCTGTTTAAGTGAAACAGCTACCACAACCCAACCTCAATGTACTAAAACATAATATAACTACTACCGTTCAGATCTGCCTTCACTGTATAGACGGTAAGTAAACACTTAAAGATACCGGATTAACTCTTTAAGGAGTATAAGGTATGTCCACTACAACAGGATTAACACCCACGACGAATAACACGTATAGCATGGAAGGGAAATGGCTCTGGTACTTATCTGGAACGTTTGACACAGCGGGTGTTATCACTGTCAAGATCCAGAAAGACGATCGATATACGATCGGCTATGACTTCCAGCCGATGCTAACTCTCAATCGGATGGAGCCGAAGACGACGGTCTTTGGGATGATCGATGAGTATGCTGAGGAGCATGGAATCAAATATCGAATAGAGGAGCAAGAGAGTGGTTCTAACCGCTTGGTGATAGACGACCTGGAAAGTATCAAGCGATTCCTCGAGCCGATCATTGGTGGCTTCATCCAACAGCGAGAGCAAGCTGAGGTGATGTTGACGGAGATCATCCCGGCGATGGAGGAAGGGAAGCATCGAGAGAAAGAAGGATTCTATGAGATGATGGACGGTGTGGAAACACTCCGAGAAGCGAGCTACACTCGGAAGAAGTCAAAATACACGAAGGACTACTTCAAGAAAGAGTGGAAGATGAGTTAGAGAAGTTCGTTGCGGATACGATCGGCGGTTTCAGTATCCCCTTCATCCTCCAACCCCTCAATGAGTTCAAGCACGTCAGATTTGGGGATAGAGTCGTCATCATTCAAGATCCGCTGCTTGGTAGAAGGCATCAAGGCGTTGTCCTCAACGACTTCTATTACATTCATATCGTCGTCAACGTGAGCTATGGGACAATCGGATTTCTCGATCTCCGTAGCATCATCAGGATGAACCCCCTGACCTTGCTTCTGACCAACATGGATTTTGATACCACGGAATCCATTGAACGCACGACCACAGAAGGGACAGAGACGAACTACGTCTTCTTCTTCCCGATCGGTCGGGTAATCCATGTCGACGTTCTTCTGACCAACAACCTCGAGATCATCGAAGGTGATATTCTCAGGAACGTCGCCGTGGGGTCCGTGTCCATCTCCCGATGATTGTCGAACGTGGAGGTGCATTCCTCGAGATAATCCTTCGTGTTCACAACCATTGACGGGGCATTTTACGACCGATTCCTCATTGCTGTGCTTATCCTTGTTCATTAGTATTAATGACAACAGCCACATGCATAAGTCTTTGTGAATGTAATGATGAAGGACTTGTAAAGAAGAAAGTCGGTATCTTTAAGTCATTGGATCACGTCTATACAGTAGGGAGGTCGTGATGGCCTCTCGGTCTTCTTGTCGGGGAAGTAGCTCAATTGGCAGAGCGTCGTCATTTGCATGGCGAAGGCTGTGTGGTTCGAATCCCACCATCTCCACTCGCGGCTCGTTCTACGAAACCAGAGAGAAAATGAATCTAAAGAAATTCGCAAAGCAGAATCTCGGTATTCTGCTTCCCGTTGTCGCTGTTGTAATGGCTTTCATGATTCTGACTGGTTCTGTCCTTGCTTACGTAGCATGGGCACCAGTTAGTGAGGGGAAGGTTGAAGTCGTCAAAGAGTGGGGCGATGCTACTGGCGAAGTGAACAGACCTGGTGGTAACTGGATCACTCCAGTCAAGCAGAGTACAACGTCGCTTTCCACCCGCCAGCAGGCATACACTATGTCTTCCAAAGCTCAAGAAGGAGCTAAGAATTACGCTGATCCGGTGTCTGTGAAGACTGAAGACGGTGTGAAAGTTGATTTCAACGTCGTTGTTCGATACCACCTTGAAGGTGACAAGGACGACGCAGTTGACGTTTACACCGACTACAAAACGCTTGGAAACGCTGAGAAGAAGATGATCCGACCGACGGTCAAGCGTCAGTTCATCACCTCCGCCGGATCGATGAAGACGAGTGACGTTTACACCACGGAAGGACAGCGAGAACTGACTGAGGTTACTCGAGAGGCGCTGAAAGATGAGTTCAACAAAACTGGACTCGTCCTCGACTCGGTTCAGATCACCGGCTACGACATGCCGCAGTCCTACGAGAAGGCTGTCACTCAGAAGGAGGTCGCTTACCAGAACGAGCTGAAGGCAGAAGCTCAGGTCAAGGTCGCAGAGCAGGAAGCTCGAGCGGCAGTCAAGCGAGCTGAGGGTGAAGCTAAGTCGAACGAGATCGTCGCTGAATCTGTTGAGAACAACCCTGAACTGATCCAGATTCGGTTCATCGAGGCGATTGAGGACTCGGAGGGTAAGACGATCTACCTCCCGAGCGACAAGACCCCGACGCTGACGAAGGATACGGAGGATTAGGATAATGGCTGGACGCCTAATGCTCGCCGGTCTACTGTGGCTTGCAGCGATTTCGATTGTTAGCTACGGAGCGTTCCTCTACTTCAACGACAATCAACATCTCGATCACGAGAAAGAGATGTACAAGTTGAAGAACGACGAGTAACGCCCCGTCAATGCGGTTTTGGTGTGGTTGGACAATCTGGTAGTCCGCCTGTCTTGAGAACAGGAGCCGAAAGGCATCGGGGTTCAAATCCCCGTCACACCGCTCTCCTTGGTCATGGGAGATCTACTACGCTACTTGTGGCGGTTTCCGTGATCGCCCGATTCGGCAGTTCCGAACCATAAAATAAACTCACGGATAGTTGGAGGCTAACTGCGAAGATGGAACCAGACGCCACTCGAGGCGTCTAATAAATTCTATTGGTTCTGTGGCCCAGTGGTTAGGGCATCTCCATCAGTACCTGAAACATAAACTCGAATCCAATAGGCCCGCTGGCTTGAATCCTCGGGACGTAACGGTTCGAGTGGCCCTGGTACGTGAAACGGAGAATATCGCGGGTTCGAATCCCGCCAGAATCACTTGGTTAGACGAGCAAAACCACCGTGGTTGAAAGACTGTGACTGTGGTCAAGATCGGATCGTAGACAAGACGGTGGACGGTGTATATGATGAATATGAGTGTGCAAACTGTGGAACCTTCCTCGGCGAAGAACCACTCAATGCGGAACCGTAGCGGATAGTAGAAACCTTCGGGAACGTAGCTCAGTTAGGCCAGAGCATCCGCCTCCAGAGCGGAGAAAACGGAACCGAAAGGCCGTGTGCAGAGGTTCAAATCCTTTCGTTCCCACTTATGAAAACCCGCTGTCGACCGTGATGAAACACTCTCGAAATATACCTCTGACACTCCACCGCTTGTATGGGTTTCACACCCCACGGTGGACTCGCGGTGCAGTTGCGAACCGGAGAGAGAGATACAATGACTGATACTCAGAACCTCGAAGCTCGTGTTGAAACCCTCGAAGATGAACTCGGTATCGATACCAGACCGCCGCTGGTCGAACGGGTTGAAGAAGCTGTGTACGATGCGAATAATGTTGAGGAAAGTAATCAGGGTGGAATTGTGAAGGTCCAGTACGGCGAGAGTCCCGATCTCGCTCCAGAAGAAGTCGACAACCTCCGAGAAGATGGACTCATGATTGAGCGTGTTACTCCCAACTACGTCCACATCGTGGAGGGTGACGAATAATGAGCTTCTTTGGATTCTTCGGACGGCTGTTCGGTGGTAGTAACGATAATCAAGATTACGTCGACCTCGGTGGGTCTGACGCCGTTTTCGAGGCACTGTTCGAAAGAACGGATACCGGCCTCGAGTTCCAGATTGAGTTCGGTGAGCCTCGGCTCATTGACCGGGGGAACATGACTGAGGATCTGTTCGTGGTCATTCCGACGACTACTGACGTTGGTCCCGATCCGGCGGATCTTGAATACGATCTCCCCGATGGTGTTGAGGATGCAACGGCTGAGTTCCTTGACATTCTCGAACTGTTCGAGATCGAAAAGCTCGCTGATCTCGGCGATCTCGAAGATAAGATCGTTCCTGGCACGAAGGAGAACGGAACAGTCGCCCCCGACTTCAATTCGATTGAAGACTCGGAGTAATGGCTGATAACGACATTTGTCCGAAGTGTGAGAGAGCGGTGCAGGGCAAATTCCGCTTCTGTAAAATCTGTCGCAACGCAATCGTTGGAGGTAATGACAACGACGGACCTCCAGGTGCGACGAAGGCTGAAGCTGGAGAAGATGGAGAATCGGTTGATGGATCAGTGACGGTCAACACTGATCTCACTCCCGCGTCACCACAAACCCCCGCTCAGGCATGAGGTATCAAATCAAGCGGATGACGCCTGAGTTTCG